ATAGACATACAATCATTTAAGAAAGATTCGGATTATGAATAAGATAGAATGGCTAGGAGTAGTAGGACTACTAATAGTTCTTGTGATAATGCTATCTGGCTGTGCTGGGTATGACGTTGTGTATGAACGGGGAGAAGCATACGAGCCCGTGGTGCTGGCTGGTGTTTGCGGAGGACCGGCAACAGACTGGCCCTGTTTGGAAGAAACACCCTGCTCTATAATCTGATTTGGAATTAAAAAGTCAGAATTAGTTAAAATTTCTGTTGACAAGATAAATAAAGTTGCATATAATAGTAAGTATGCATTAGGCATAAATGACATTTAAATTAGGCAAACAAAGGAGGCTACAAAATGGCATCATTAGCAGAGATCCGCGCAAAACTACAAGAAGCGCAAAACAATACAGGCGGTAACCGCTCATCAGGCGGTGACAACGCAATTTACCCACATTGGAACATGCAAGAAGGCAAAGAAGCCGTGGTAAGATTCTTACCCGACGGAAATGCTGACAACACATTCTTTTGGGTAGAACGTGCGATGATTAAATTACCATTCGCAGGCGTAAAAGGTGAATCAGACAACAGAAACGTAATTGTGCAAGTTCCATGTGTGGAAATGTATAATGACGGAACGGCGTGTCCAATTCTTTCAGAAGTTCGTCCATGGTTTAAGGATAAGTCACTTGAAGACATGGGTCGTAAATATTGGAAGAAGCGTTCATATATCTTCCAAGGGTTTATTAACGAAGATCCACTTAACGAGGAGTCAACTCCAGAGAATCCAATTAGACGTTTTATTATTGGTCCACAAATTTTCCAAATTATCAAGGGTGCATTAATGGATCCTGAGTTGGAAGAATTGCCAACTGATTATATGAAGGGCGTTGACTTTAGAATTAAGAAAACTTCTAAAGGTGGATATGCTGATTACTCAACTTCACAATGGTCACGTAGAGAACGTGCTTTGAGTGATGAGGAAAAAGCAGCAGTTGAATCACACAGTTTGTTCAATCTAAATGACTTCCTTCCAAAGAAGCCAAGCGAAGTTGAACTGAAGGTGATGAAGGAAATGTTTGAAGCGTCAGTAGACGGTGAAGCATATGACATGGATCGTTGGGGTCAATACTTCCGTCCAGCGGGCATGAGCCAAGCAACTGGTGATCCAAACAAGGCTAGAACAGCGGCTCCGGCACAACCGGCAGCAGCACCTACTCCAGCACCTGAGGCAGCACCTGCTCCACAAGCAGAAGCAGCGCCAGTGGCAACGGCAACTGAAACACCTGCAGAAGGTGGCGACAGTGCTAACAGAGCTCAGGACATTCTAGCAATGATCCGCAATCGCCAACAATAAAAAGTTAAAGGGAGTGTCGGCAGTGCCGGCCTCCCCAAACTAACAAAGGAAAGGTAATTATGGCAAAAGCATTTGATATTTCTAAATTTAGAAAAACACTAACCAAGAGCATTGATGGGTTAGGAATTGGATTTAATGATCCAACAGATTGGGTTTCCACTGGAAACCTTGCTCTAAACTATTTAATCAGTGGCGACTTCCACAAGGGTGTTCCACTGGGTAAGGTTACCGTGTTCGCGGGTGAATCCGGTTCAGGTAAATCTTACTTTTGTTCAGCAAACATTGTAAAGGCAGCACAAGAACAAGGAATTTTTGTTGTGTTGGTTGATAGCGAAAATGCACTAGATGAAAAATGGTTGCAGGCACTGAACGTTGATACTAGTGCAGAGAAACTACTTAAACTTAACATGAGCATGATTGATGATGTTGCTAAAACTGTATCAGAGTTTATGAAAGAATACAGAGACATGGCAGATGAAGAACGTCCTAAGGTGTTGTTTGTTATTGATAGTTTGGGTATGTTACTAACACCTACAGACGTTGATCAGTTTAACAAAGGTGATATGAAAGGTGATATGGGCCGTAAGCCTAAGGCACTAACATCACTTGTGCGTAACACAGTTAACATGATTGGTAGTTATAACGTAGGAATGGTATGCACAAATCACACGTATGCATCGCAGGATATGTTTGATCCTGATGATAAGATTAGTGGTGGACAGGGCTTTATCTATGCAAGTAGTATTGTTGTTGCAATGCGTAAACTAAAACTTAAAGAAGATTTAGACGGTAACAAAGTAACTACAGTGCAAGGTATTAGAGCAGCCTGTAAGGTAATGAAAACACGCTATGCAAAGCCATTTGAAGGCGTACAAGTAAAGATTCCATATGAGACAGGAATGGATCCTTACAGTGGTTTGCTTGATATGTTTGAAAAGCAAGAGCTACTTGTTAAGCAAGGTAATCGTCTCAAGTATACTACTGCGGCAGGCGAGGAAATACTAGAATTCCGCAAAGGTTGGACAGGTGAAAAACTTGAAATCATTATGAATGATATTTCCAACGGTTTGATAAGTAATTCCGAAGATGAACCTCTAGAAGAAGAAATTGAAGAAGAACTAGAGGTCGTAGAGGAATAATATGGAAGAAGATGAGACCCTAGTAGAAACTTGGCTAATTCTAAAAGAGTACATCAAAGACAAACAGCAGGCAGCAGATCATTGGATTAGTGTAATGATTGATAACGGTTTACCAGAGGAAACCATTGGTGCTCTGTCAGGTGCTGACAAGTATCTCAGGCAGGCTGTTGAATATAGTGGCGGCTTAGAACAAGAAGATGATTTTGACGAGGACGAGGACTGGTAGTTGACAAAACTAGCAAATACTGTATAATAGTAGTATGGCAAACTGGTATACTATTGTTGTAGAAGATATTGGAAAGATACCTGATTTCATTGACCACTTTGAAAACGAACTTGAACAAGCTCGTAAAGAGGTTGGCATACATGGACTTGTTGAGAAAAGTATCAAAGAATTACCAGCTGTAACAGAAATACGTTTTAATCAACTACAAGAAGTTGAGGCTGTACTCAATCATCTAAACATACAGCTACGTAAGATACGTCGCAAGCACTTCACTAAATATTTGGAAAACTATCCTCGTGCTCTTAGCAGTCGTGATGCTGAGAAGTATGTGGACGGTGAAGATGAAGTAGTAGACTTTGAAACCATTATCAACGAAGTAGCACTACTACGCAATAAGTGGTTGGGTATTATGAAAGGCCTAGACAGTAAACAGTGGATGGCTGGACACATCGTAAGACTACGTACAGCGGGCATGGAAGATGTCCAAGTATAAATGTTACGCACCATGGGCTAGTTTAGATATAAGTCCGCAGGGAGATATAACTCCCTGCTGCAAATTTCGTACACAAGGTTATAACGAACGTTATAACATCACTAAAAACACAATACAAGAATATACAGACAGTGATTTCCTTAAAGGAATCAAACATGAGTTTCTGTCTGGAAGTTTCCCTCAAGGTTGTATACGTTGTGTACAGGATGAACAGATAGGCACGCCTAGTAAAAGACAACTAGATTACGAACGTTGGACTGAGCAGTATGACAACTGGCAAGAAGAGGATGGGTATATTACTACAAGTATTGCATTTGGTAATACCTGTAATTTGAAGTGTGTAATGTGTGGTCCATATTCCAGTAGTAGATGGCGTCAAGAACAAAAAGACTTGTATAATGTAGATATCAAAAGTCTTGAATATTTGAATGATAGTATTGTAGATCAACTACACGCTAGCATGCCCAATGTATTACATATTGATATACCTGGCGGCGAGCCTTTCCTAAGTGAACCACTAAAACAACTAGACTTTCTTTCAAGATTGCGAGAACGTGCTAGCAACGTTACCTTACATTATACTACTAATACCCAAGTAATGCCAGACGAACGTTGGTTAGCAGAGTGGAGCAACTTCAAAGAAATAGACGTACAACTTAGTATTGATGGTGTAGAAAGCCATTATGAATATATTAGATATCCTGGCAACTGGAATGTACTATTAAACAACGTAGACCAATGGTTGAAATATCAGCAAGAATATGCTAATATTAGATTAAGTGTAAGTCATACAGTAGGAGCATATAACATTTACTATATGCAGGAATTTTGGGATTGGTGTATACAAACAGGATTGCCAAAGCCTTACTTGGGAAAAGTATTTGCTCCAGAACACTTTAAACCTGATATATGGTCTGGTAAAGCAAGACAGTTTATTGTAGATAAGTTAGCTAGTAGTAACCATCTAGAAATACAAACATGGCAGCACTTGTTTAACAATATACAGGAACCTGGTTTATTTGAGGATTTTAAAGCATGGATACATCGGCATGATAGATATCGAAAAACTAGTTTTACAGAAACATTCAAGGAGTTAGCACCCTATGTCTCTGTCTAAGTATGATGCTGCATACAACCTACTGCTTGAAGTAGAACAGTCACGTGAAAAGTTTGATGTAGAGCAACACAGTCTACTTAAAACAATGCGTGACAAAGAAACAAGCAGAGAAGGTTGGAAACGCTATAGAGATTGTCAAGCATTGTTTAGTACTGCTGACAAGTATCTCAGTCAGGCGCATAGTGAAGCACTACTAGCTGTCAAACGTCCTACTGATACTAGCATAAGAAAGATTAGACATAACTTGGAACTGTTTGACGAAACTTGGCAAAACGCTAGGCAATGGTCACTAATAGGAGCACTTAGCTGATGTTTATAACCGCAGAAGAAAGCCATGCTCATAGTAGAGAAACACTAGAAGAGTTTTGCAACCATATTGAATTTTTACAGAGCATCAAGCGTGTATGCGATATTGGATGTGGTAAAGAACAGTTAGACATAAACTATTGGGCTGCTCTAACAGATCAAGATGAAAAAAATCCACAACCACTTAATATAAAATGTACAGCATTAGATATCAATCGTCCTCCTGATCTTAAAGTTAAAAACGTTAGGCGCATAGGACACGATTTTAATATAAATTTAAGTGTGCTAGGAGACAAGACACAGGACATCGTTTGGTGTCATGACTCACTACAGTTTGCATACAGCCCGCTAGACCTACTATTTGAAATTAATAGAATTTTGGATCCACAGGGCATGTTATACCTATATGTGCCAAGTACTATCAATGTTTACTATGGACGTTTTGAAAGTTATTGTTATAACAATCAGTTGTTTACTTTCACACTACCACAGCTGATCTATCTACTTGCTATTGCAGGATTCGATGTTAAGGACGCTTACTTTCGTAAGCCAAAGTTTGTAGATGGAATTGATTGTGTAGTCTACAAGAACAGCGAGCCGTTAGCCAAGTCTACTACATGGGGAGACTTAGTTGACAATGATCTATTAAGTGCTAGTGCACGTGACGTTGTATTAGCTAAAAACTATTTGTCAGATCAAGGTCTACTAACTCAATGGCTAAATGGCGAAGTGTTTGACTATAGATATAACTCTAGAGCTTAGTTCTTAAACGCTGCCATTGCGTTCCTATCTCATCTGCACGCCATTCTATATTACACATGTTTATAAGCCATTCCTCACGTCTAGGATGGAAAATTTCTCTAAACTTACTACTCATTTCCCATGCAAGACTATGACAGGTAGTAACAGAGGGTATACCCTGTATAATGCTGTTAACGCCTGCGTTACTGCTGTGACTAACTGTAAAATAAGTTTCTTTTAGTTGGTCTTCTAGATCAAAACTATCGTAAGTTTTCTGAACCTGTTTGGCAATATTCCATTCACATCCTTGATCCTTATACCATTGTTCATCTTGTATTTGAAAATGCACACGTTCTCTAAAACGTGGATGAGATCGTAGTACAATAGGCTTGTCATAGTATTTGCGTATCTGTGTTACAGTTTCTCTAAAGTATGTGTCCATGTCTGGCATACCTTCCCACTGTAAACTATGTGCATGTTGTCCGCATACCAAAATGTAGGGTTTATCCTCTAACACCCACGGTGCTCTTTCAATACCTAATTGCTTGACCCTGTCAGGATTTACACCCACTTCAAGTGCAAAGTCAGCGTCACGATTGATACCATTAATACCTAACTTCCAAGTTTCGTTACGTATTAGACCGCCAACTTCTATCACTACAACTGGCTTACCTTGTGCACGATAGTGATCCCAAACTCTTTTATTACCACTCATCTTTCCAAACCACAGCACACTCCAGATGAGGGCAGCGTCAGCATCCATACTGTTCTCAACTAATTCGTCTGTGGATTTTATTGCGCTAAGTAGTTGTGGATATACCATATCCTTGTTACTCGGCAAGTTATTTGGAAAGTGAGCTATCTTCATGGTAAATAATAATATGCGTACATTATCAGTATTTAGTACATGGCACAAAGGCGGTTATAAGAAGTATGGAGATCACTTCATACAGGGTTTCCTACAAAACTGGCCCACTGAAGTACGGTTAACGATATATGCAGAAGACCATGAGCCCAACACATATAACGCTGACAACATAGAAGTATT